TTACATGTTCAATTCAAAGTTAGATGAAAATTCCATCTCCTGAAAAGTAATGGGATCGTTAAAGCAGATATGTTTTGCTAAAAGCTGAAGAGGTGCGGAAAAGTCATCTTCCCTTTTATGCTGTACCACCGGATAAAAAGGATCATTTTTTATCGCAATGCCTAAACTGTTCAAATGAACGCGCAATTGATGCTGCTTACCGGTGATCGGTTTAAGTTCATATTTCCCCCAAACTGAATCATGTTCTATTAAATGAATTTCTGTTTCGCTATTTATTTGCCCTTCAACCACTTGCATCGTATAAAAGGGTTGACCTTTTTCCATTCGATAACGGGTATAGCAGGGAAATGTTAAATCTGCATGAAAAGGTGCAATAGCATGGTAGGTTTTTTTAACTTGACGTTGGGCAAACATTTCCTGATAGACAGCGCGAGTAGAAGCTTGTTTGGAGAATAAAACCACACCCGCAGTTTCACGATCTAAACGGTGAATAGGGGTTAAGAATTCATTACCGGTTTGTTTTTTTAAACGCACCAAAAGTGTTTCTTGAACATATTGGCCAGTCGGACTGATGGTTAAGAAATGCGGTTTATCAATGACCAGTAAGTGTTCATTTTCAAATAAAATTTCATGTTCAAAAGGCACATTTATTTCGTGTGCTAGAAAACGGTAATAAAACACGTGGCTATTGTCGATATATGCAGAGCTTAAGTTTAATACTTGACCTAAAGCATCATAAATTAATCCGTCAGCAAAACGTTGTTGCCATTCAGTGGATTTAATATGTGCAAACTGCTGACATAAATATTGATAGACAGTTGTCGGCGTAGGCTTCATTTTAGGAAGAAATACTTTGCTTGCGCTTACGCCATCAATCATGGGCGGTATGAAATTATCGTTACTCATTGATTTGTATGTATCTTTAATAATTTCATTCATTTACTTAAAATTCTTTAAACGTGAATAGACAATAATAAACATTAATATTTGCGAATATCTGCATTTTGTGCAACCTTATTGCAACTTCAAATCTATGGTTGCAATCATGGGCACAGTCACTAAACGAGTTACAACAAAAGGTGAAGTTCGCTATAGGGCTTTAATTCAAGTGCGCAAGCAGGATATAGATTTCAGTGAATCAAAAACCTTCAGTAAAAAATCTTTTGCGGAAGCCTGGCTTAAAAAAAGAGAAGCAGAACTTGAAGTAAATCCGGACATATTATTAGGCAAAGTCAAAGCAAAGTCTATCCGGCTTTCTGAAGCAATTGATCGATATATTGAAGATGTAAACGGAATCGGCACCAGTAAACTTTATAAATTACAGTTCATAAAAACATATGATTTTGCGCAAAAAAGATTAGCAGAATTAACACGTGAAGATTATGCCCAGTACACAATAACAAGAAGACGCGGTGATCCCATCAAAGGTCTTGAACCTATTTCAAAGGCAACTGCAGAACAAGATCTTCAATTTTTGAGAAGTGTATTAAATCATGCCGAACTTGTACTGAACGAACCTAATGCCATCAATGAGCTGAATTTAGCAATGCGTGGCCTTAGAAATGCGCGTCAAATTGATAGATCAGAATCTCGTGAACGCCTTCCAACCTCAATCGAGCTTCAGACATTAACAAACCATTTTTATTCACTGTGGTTGCGACCAAATGCCACCATGCCGCTGCACTTAATTATGTGGCTTGCTATCTATACATCTAGAAGACGTGGTGAGCTATTTAGGCTACGTTTGGATGACTATGATGCAGAACATGGGGTTTGGATGGTTCGAGATTTAAAGAGTCCTAAAGGTTCAAAAGGGAATAACAAACGTTTTAAAGTTAATGAAAAAGCAAAACAAATCATTGAGCAGTTGTTAGATCCGACCGTTAGAAAAAAAATGATGCGCTTAGGAGGTGATGAAAGTTTGTTATTACCACTGGATGCTTCATCTACTACACGTATATTCACCAATGCTTGTAAAATTCATGGTATCGATGACTTGTGGTGGCATGATCTGCGTCATGAAGCTGCTACACGTTTTGCGGAACAAGGTCTTACTATTCCTCAAATTCAGCAATACACTTTGCATGACAGCTGGGGCAGTCTACAAAGATATGTAAATTTGGATCTGATCCGAAAGAAAGTATTAGATTATAAAGATGCTATAAAAATAGCTAAAAATGTGGAAAATATTTAAGACAAAAATAAAGCCTCTAATCAGAGGCTTGTGATGATTTTTTTGTATTTTCCAACTAATAAAGATTCCAGAAGATCTTTTACTTGTTCAAGATTGATCATGCTGCCCCTCGATATTTATTTTCATGTTTAAAGTTTGCCTCTACCAATGCACGAGCCAATTGTGGACAAACAGAATTACCCACCATTCGCGTTTGCTCAGTCTTGGTTAGATTTATTTTTTGACCGTGCTCATTCGTGCCGTGACTAAAAATGTATGTTTCTGGAAAACCTTGCGCCTTAAATAGCTCAACCGGTTGCAACATGCGGAAGCCAATATCTGCAATTTGATAGTCTTGCTGTCCAATAGTTACCAAACCAAAACGGTCACGAGTTGGTATGGTTCTTAAAGGCTCATCCACAGAATTTCCATCTTTTTCATTCCCATAAAATGCGGTAAGGAATGCGCGAACTTCTGCGAATTGATTGACGGTCGTAAGCGTATGCATAGGCTCATCAAGATCCTGACCAATACAGCCATTTTTCATTTTTGATAAGTGACTGACCACAAGTGAGTTGTGATCTTTGGCGGTAATGGTATGAACAGGTTCAGCTAAATCACTACCAGTCACACCTGTATAATTTTTAGCAAGGAAAGCTGAAATAAGTGCGTGATGACCACCTTTTGTTTGGGCGCAAATAGTTCTTAAAGGCTCATCTATTGGCATTGAGCGTTTATTGGATGCATTAGCACATTCGGTTAATACTGGAGCAACGCTATTTACAACAAATGGCTTTTTATTATTAAAAACGAATTTCTTTAAACCTCCTGCAATACGCTCCATAGTTGCGGTAGCTAGTGGTCGCTTGCGTGTAAATATACTTGGGCAATCAAGCGACCAATCAATGCATTCAGCTGCAGTACGCCATGGTTTTAATTTTCCTTTTTTTACCTGGATAGAATCAGGATGGCCATGCGTTTGTTCTGGCCATTGAATTTTTAAACCATCTCGACGAGCAACCAAAAAGAAACGCTTACGTATTGTTGGTGATCCATAGTCACATGCACGTAATTCACGATAATCAACTATGTAACCTTGGTTTTTTAGTGCATTAACAAAGCTTTTAAATGTACGTCCTTTTTGCTTAGGACATGGCTTGCCTTCACTATCTAAACCACCCCAAGTTTTAAACTCTTCTACATTCTCTAGCATAATGACTCGAGGACGTGCTTTAGCTGCCCAGCGCAATGCTACCCATGCAAGACCACGAATTTTCTTTTCTACAGGCTTGCTTCCTTTTGCCTTGGAAAAGTGTTTGCAGTCTGGTGAAAGCCAAACAAGACCGACTGGTTGATTTCCTGTGACTTCAATTGGATCAATATCCCAAACACTTTCACAATAATGTTTAGTTTCTGGATGATTGATACGGTGCATTGCTAAAGCTTTGGCATCATGATTTATGGCTACATCAACAGGGCGATTGAATGCTTGCTCAAGTCCAGTTGATGTACCGCCACCGCCAGCAAAGTTGTCGATGATTAATTCATGCGGTAATAAATCCATCACGCCATCGCTTCCTTTTTACGCTGAATAATTATTTTTCGGCACTCAATACAGTGATGCTTTCCAGATATATAAAACTTAAATTCAGTTAATCCATGTTTAACGCATTTTCCAGTGAATGTTTGCTTTCCAGCTAGAGTTGCTTCAAGTTTCGCATCAAAGTTAAATTTCATACGTTTTTGATCAGTAGTTAAAGGTCTTTCGGTATTTTTTAAAACAGGCCGATTAAGACTGATAGATTGGGTCATCATGTCACGCATATTTTGTTGACCTGTCTTATAGCCGTTTTCAACTTTTTGACTAATACCAGACTGACCAAAAGGAATTTGTACTGGCTCTTTTTTGCCTTGTGCTTTTAAAAACTTTTCAACTGATTCAGCAATAGCAGCTGATTCACCTTGTTTTTTAAATATTATATGGTCCAAATTAGTTTGCATATTGTTCACCATTCATTGCTTTGTGATCTTGCAATGCGATTTGACTTTGTTGATCTAGATAGGCACCCAATTGAATGAGATTCACCATCCATTTAGCTTTTTTTGTATTTTCAGATTTGAAAACAGGAAATGGCAAATCGAGTTTATTGGCACGTCGATTTGCGTCTGCAATTTTCATATGACTAAAATAATCATTCACAATAGTTTCAAGAGGAACGACTGGTGATCCATAACGAATTAATAGGGCGTGAAATGAATTGATTTGCGGTACGAATGTATTCATTAAATAGCTCCCATTTCTTTCATTACACGCTCAGCGGTCGAGCGATCTACAGTGATGGGCACAACAGATTGATTCATCATGTGGAAAGCAAGAATATTGCACTCGCCTTGTTCGCGAATAACCACATTGTTTAAATTGTCAGTATTCACGAAGTGCTTAGCATTATTTAAATCTGTGAACTGAAGCATTAGCGATTCTCCGATTCGTTTTTGATTTTGAGCGCTGCAGCTTTTTTATTGATATTTTTAACTTCATTCATCAATAACTTAAAAAGCATCACAGCAATGAGTGCGCTGGGAACAACAATGAAAAAAAAGACAGCAATATGGCCATAGTTAAGATTTCCCATGAGCTTGTTCCTTGGCTAGATTTTCAATGTATATGTAGGCTTCCAACATTTTCACGGTTGCTATTTTGGGTGTAACCAGATCAATTCGAATTTTTTCAATTCGTTGTGCTGGATTACGCCAGGCATGTATATAGCCACCTTTGAATACATAAATATTGAGTTCATTTTTTGTCGGGTATAACGACATGTTGACTTCAAAATCAGCATTTGAATGAACCATGCATAAGCGTGAAATATTGGCAATTCCAGTTAATACCTGGACATCAATTTGAGTCATGGGGCATACCTATTGGCTTCAAGGTATGTTCTGTAATATTTAGCTTCATCAGCATTTTGTAAAACAGGCTCATGTTTCACCAAGCAATGGCCACATTCTTCATCTTTGAAATTTGAACATTTGTCCTGGCATGGATGTGATGTGCGTTTAAGCTGTGGCCAAGAATCAATTTCTGATTGTCCTGGCACAATACTTTCAGGCGTTTCAGTTAGATTCATGCTGAATCTCCAATAGTTTGAAGGCGTACAGCAGCAGCAATTTCATCAAGCCATTTAACTTTTTCTGAAATATCAATGAACTCAAAATCTATTGCAGCATCGATAAACGCATTTGCTTGTGCAATTGCAGTTGTGAATTCATGTTGATTAGTAGCGGCTTTTATGGCTTTAACGGCATATAAAATTTGGGACACGGCCTTTGTTCTATAAAAGATCTGATCATTAACTTTTGGTTGAGCAAAATCTGCAGAAAATAGGCGATTTACAATAATTTGATCAAATTGATCCTGAGATTTTTCAGATGATGTAAACATGGTTTTTTCCTAACTAAAATTAATTTATGCCTATAAACTAACTTTGGTTAGATTTATTGTCAATATATTTAACTAATAAAAGTTAGTTTTAATATTGTGGATATAAAAAAACCCAGAATAATCTGAGTTTTATAAAAATTAAGAAGTTTAAAATTATAAGAATTTTTTACTAGGTGTAAATTTGCCTACGTATTTTCCCTTATATTCTGAATTTTCTTTTAAAGGAATGATATTAGGCTGATAATTTTCATTTAATGCCTTTAAGTAAGTAGTATTAAACTCTCTCACCAGTGCTTTAAATGTAGCCTCGTCGTCTTGACATACGACTATCATTTCGCCTGTTTGTACAGAATTAAAGTCAACATCTGGATCAATACAAATAAAATCACCATCATTAAAATAAGGTGAATTACTAATACCTTGAGCAATTAAATAAAAACTATTTTTACCTGCTTCAGGTGGTGAGGGTAGCCATTGCTCAATATCATGAGCGGAGATTGATCGCACATTTGTCATTGTGCCGCATTGGACATGAGTCAAAACCGGTAGCATCCTCGTTACTGGTCTAAAATCCTTTATATTTTCTAAAGATTCTTCTTTTCCATACATTATAAAGTCAATAGTCGTATCAAGTGTAGGTGCAAGAATATTTAGATATTCCAATTTAGGAGTATTTACATCTTTTTCCCAGTGTACAACTGCGGCATCAGATATGCCTAAAGTTTTTGCAATATCTTTTTGAGTAAGCTTTTTATCTTTTCTTAATTTACGGATTCTTGATCCGATTGTACTGATTGTGGATTCCATGGCTCAGTCTCAATAATAACTAACTTATATTAGTTGTTGACTAACTAAGTTAAATTGTATTTAATTAACTAACTTAAGTTAGTTTTATGGAAAATATAATGACTAGAGATGAAGCCATTACTTTGCTTGGTTGTTCTTTATCTGAGCTTGCAGACAAGCTCGAAATTACAACAGCAGCAGTCGCCCGTTGGAATCCAAACCAAATTCCACTACTTCGGGAAGCACAAGTTCGTGCTTTGGCAGAGGGAAAGCCGGCAATTGGTTTGATTCCGCAGTCAAATGTAAGTCGTCAAGTTGCTGAAAGTAATATCTAAATTAGGAGTAAATTGGATATGAACGTTTTTTTATCAAATTATGCTGCTGAAAATGCTGTACTACCTTTGGATGTTTCAATCTACCGCGCCTGTAAAGACTTACATGGAAGCAAAGCTGCTATTGCTGAAATAAATGGGTTTAATCCAATGGTATTTAGTAAGTGTGTTGACATCAACAATACCCAATATCACTTGCATCCAGAGCATATCGAAGCAGTTCTTCATTACACAAAAGATAAGCGGATTTTAGAAAGCCTTGCTTCAGCTCATGGCCAAGTTGTCTTTTTTGAATATAAAAATGATGTAGATATTAAAAATTTTGATTTTCTTTCTAAGGTTGGAAAGGTGTCAAAAAAAGTTGGTGAATTATTCGATGGTCTTAGTGAATCGTTGAGTGACGGAAAAATATCAAGTATAGAAATGGCAATGCTAGAAAAGCATGCAATGGAATTAATTGGGGCTGTGGCTGCATTAAAGAAAATTGCAAAAATCAAATCTGAAAAAGATCTTCAAGTAGAGGGGGAGTGATCAATGGCTTTAACTTTTGATCAAGTTCGGGATTCTGCTTTAGGAAAATGGAAAGACCTTATTTTCCCTGCATTCGGAATTAATGTTCCAGCCAAGAAAAATCAACATGGACCATGTCCAATTTGTGGTGGGACTGATCGATTCCGTTGCGATGATAAGCAAGGTAAAGGCACTTGGATCTGCAACCAATGTAATTCAGGTGATGGTTTCGCACTAATTGAAAAATCAAGAAATATGGATTATTCAACGGTTTTGAAGGAAGTAGGGGCTGTATTAGGCTTATCAAATGAAACCAAAGTTACGGATGAAGATCGTAAAAAATGGCGTGAAAAAGCGGCACAGCAGCAACGCCAGGCTGAATTTGAAGAGCGTAAAGCACAGGAAAGTGCAGCAAAACGTGCGGAACGTATGTGGAAAGGCAAGTCTGTAGAACGTGATTGTCCATATTTGGATCGAAAGCATGTAAAAAACCACGGCTGTAAAATTAATGGCAAAGGTAACTTGCTTGTGCCACTTTTTGATATTGATGGTCATATTTGGAATATGCAGGAAATTCATGTAGATGGTTATAAGCCATATTTGACGGGCGCACGTGTCAATGATTGCTTTTACATTATTGGTGAGATTACTTCAGCAGATCAAATTGTCTGTATCGCAGAAGGTTATGCGACTGGTGCGAGTGTTTATGAAGCAACTGGCTATACAACAATCGTTGCCTTTCAATCTGGAAATATTGACAAGGTCGGTATTGCAGTTCGTTCCAAATATCCAAAATTACAACTTGTTTACTGTGCTGATGATGATAGTGCAACTTTAGATGCAGGTATAAAAGCTGCGAATAAAGCTGTGGCTGCTACAGGCGGGATTATTGTATTACCCGATTTTAAAACAGTGGAGCACGTATGAGTATTGAAGAAAATAACGAGCAGCCACAAGTCATATCTAAGCCACCATCTGATTTTAATGATCTTCATGTATTAGCGGGTTTAAGTGAAGTTCGTCGGCAGATCGAAACGGCAATCTCAACATCTAATTTTGCTTTTGTTTTTTCCCCGCACCCCTTTGATTTAGCTGACCAGAATTTAGGGAAAATGGCAGAAAATCATGCAAATATCGGCTATTCCGATAGTGGTTTTCAGCTAGATTATGCACCGCCCATGAATGGCCATTCTGAAACTGGTCAGCAGCAAATAGCGGGGAGTGGGGAAAATCAAAATATTCCTGAACCAAATGATCCTATGGAAAAAATAAATGATGCATTAAAACGTTATGCGGTGATTGCTTGTAGTAATGATGCATTTGATTTAAAAACCAAACATAAGTTTAAAATTTCATCGCTAAAGCATACTTTGGGTAGTGTTTATAAGCACTGGTATAATCATCATTTTCGTCAAACTATTGAAAAAGAGGAAGTTGAACAATTACTTATAGATGGTGCGGGGTTTGTTGCACCGAATATGAGTAAAAATTGTATTTTGTTAAAAGGTGAAACATTTTTATATGATAAATCTTTGAATCGAGTCGTGTCTTGGTCTGCTTCTCAATTGATGTATCCACATGAATATAAAAAATGGATTGAAAGTCCGACCCGTAGCGAAATTGATTATGAAAAACTCATTTTTGATCCAACTCGAAAGATTGATATAGATCCAAACTATATCAATACATTTGAAGGTTATGCTGTTAATGAGCTATTGAATCAAGATCAGCAGAGGCTTGAATATTCACTGGTAAGGTCACGTTGTGCAGGCATTTTAAAAATGATCTGGTGCTTGTGTAACGGTGATCTAGATATTCAACGTTGGTTGCTTCAATGGTTAGCGTACCCATTACAAAATGAAGGTCAAAAGGCACATAGTGCGGTACTTATGGCGAGTCATATTCAAGGCTCGGGTAAAACCACATTGTTTGAAAAAGTCATGGGCGGTATTTATGGTAAATATCATCGCGTTATTACTTCACAAGAATTAGAAAGTCCACAATTTAACGGTTGGTTAAATAATGCTGCCTTTATTTTTGGTGAAGAAATCGCAACGAATGCCACAAAATATAATGTTACGCCCTATCTAAATGCCTTAATTACAGCCAAAAGCGTAACAATCAATGAGAAGCAACGTCCTCAAAAACAAGTGCCTGCATATTTCAATATGGCATTTGCTTCAAATGAAAATATTCCATTTCCATTACATGGCGAGGCACGTCGGTGGTTCGTCATTGCACCGCAATCCAAACTGGATGAAAGATTAAGTGAGCAAGTATATTCAGAAATAGCGGGAGATGGATTGGATGCGTTTTACACTTATTTATTAACTGTTCCCTTAGAGGAATTTAAACATGACAAGCCACCAGTGACTGATGCAAAACGAGCGTTAATGAATGCAAGTAAGCGATCTATCGAGGTTTTTATTGATGAATGGCTCATTGGTGAAACTAAATATAAGTGTATTAGTTGTAAGGCGCAGCAGCTTTATGATGCTTATAAAGAGTGGGCATCTTCAACTTTGGAGCATAAGTATTCTTATCGAAAATTTACGGAGGACTTAAAGAAAATTGAGGGTGTGACGTTAATTGAGAAGCAAAAATGGCGATATATCAAAGAACAGGGCCAGTCTTTGATTGTAAGCATTGGTGACTGTCCAGATGGCAAAACTGCTATTGAGTGGTATGGCGAATGTGTGAATGAGTTTGATAGAGGTGCACCTAATGTTCTTGACAAATAAACTGAATATATCTAAGATTTATTTCGCAAAAGCAATGGCTTACATTGCATTACAGGTGAATGAAAGGAATAACAAAAACGCTCGTTCACCTGTTCGTTCACCTAGTAAATCTATGAATCGTAATGATTTAATAGTGATAGGTGAACGAGAGAACCAAATTTCTCGCGCACATGTGGGAAATTATTTTGCATCTCATCTTCTTGTTCTTCTGTTTATATCATTCTATTATTTATTTTTTATCTTACGCGCGCATATTTTTTTATTCACTCGTTCACTTTTAATAAATAAAATATTAAAAACAAATACTTATGAGGTGAATGACTTAAAAGACTCATTCACTAGTCGTTCACCTGTTCACTTTTATAATTAAAAGGGCTGACCAATGGAAAAATATATTCGTTTATTAAATCCAAAATCCGTAAATTATGAAGCAGATCGGGTTGATGGTGGTTCTCCATCCTTGACAGCGCAAGATGTATTACTTGCTATGAGTTACGCTAAATTATCTCCAGTCCAGGATAATTTAATTCGTTTGAAATGTTTTGGCGCTAATTCATCAAATAATATTTTAAAGATGAGTACAGCACTCTTACCAAAGTATCGAGAAAGATTAGATCGTGTTAATCCAGATTATCATTTTACTGTTGTTAAAATAGCTATTCTTGAATTCTGTGCCGTGCCTGGGGATTACAAACCTTCTGTACGTGGACGTGGTGTATTAGGTGGCGTGAGTTATCTAGTCATCCATCGTCACTTAGATAATCACATAAATCATGTATTAGAAAATTTAAATCAGGAATTAGAATTAGCTTTTGAAAAGATATTTTTTCAGCTGAATAAGACTAATTAAAATTAGTATTTGACACTGAAACAAATTTAAGTTAGTTTTTACCACAATGGAAAACTATATCAAAGCGCTGTAGTTTCCCTTAGAACCGAAAGGTTCTCTTTCATAACCGCATGTTTACCTCAGAGGTACATGCGGTTTTTTTTATGGGGATATCTATGCAACCGATTGTCAAAATTCAAGTGAAATTATCTAAACGTAAGATTGCATTGATTTATGCAGCGATCTTGATTGAGAAAGCAGCTCGAGCAGTTGCTAATAAAATTATTAAACGTTCGATTGAGGTGTCTCCAGTTGAAAGCAAAGAAAGCACCGCAACGAGCTAAACGTCCATGCCTGGTGAGCAGCTGCAAAGAGTACTCAACCAATCAAGGTTATTGCGATAAACATCAAGATAAAATTAGAAAGAAAGATCGTGATCGTGGTACTTCACATCAACGTGGATACGATGCACGTTGGAACAAGGCACGTATTGAACACTTGGATGCAGATCCGTTGTGTGTTGATTGTTCTAAACGAGATTACATAACGCCTGCAACTGTTGTCGATCACATCGTTCCACACAAGGGCAATGAAGAGTTGTTCTGGGATCAAAGTAATTGGCAATCATTATGCAAGCCATGTCATGACCGTAAGACAGCAAGTGAAGACATGGGCAGTTGGTCTCCAGTAGTTAGTACTTCAAGCAAAGCAAACCGTGATAGTAAGAATCCATTTGAATTGCATGATCGTGTCCTGGTTGCCACTGAATATGCTGAAGACTGTTTGATGTGTGATGACAAGGCAGTGTTCACAGTAATTGAAACTCATCTGAATACATTGTTTGTTCAAGACAAAGATGGCAATGGTGGCCGACTGCATCACTCACACTTCAAGCGAGCGTGAATATGGAACAAGAAATAATTCTACTTGGTGATCCGGTTGTCTATCGTGATGACTTGAAAGGTTTCGATTGTGTTGGTGTTGTCACCAAGTCTACTGGCTCAACACTTCAAGTACTTTGGAATGATGAACAACATCCACGTACTGAACAATATGATCGGCTTCGAGTTGCTTCACTGGATGAAGTTGATGCTCAGTGTCGATTGATACGAAAGGATTGAGTGCATGTGTAAATCGATTGGTTCTGGAAAGGATGATTACTACAGAAATATTGGTAAAAGTATTAAACATTCAGCGGAAAATGCTAAAAAGTGTTCAATGAATCATGAGCTTCATTGTTGTCATCGTCCTATTCCACCTGAAGTTGACCGGCCACCAATAATTATTGCTGGGCCAGATATAACGATGTCTGGATCATTCATTGAAGCTACTAGACCTAGCTGCTATCTAGTTTGGTTCTTTGGTTTTTGTTTTGGAATTGCTGTTAGAGATATATTTTCAAATTTTATCTGAGTTAGGGGATAGGGGGTCAAAAGTTAAAAAGACTCTCTCAGAAAAGACCGCCCCCCCGTCAAATTTGTGCGTGGTCATAATTCCATAGGGGGGTATACCTCTAATATTTAAATAGTTTTAGATTTTTTGGAGGTTTTTATGTCAAATGCTGGAAGACCTCCCAAGTCATTGCAAGAAAAAGTCATGAGCGGTTCAAGAATTCGAAGTGATCGTGATGAAGATGCTCAAGTAGCAAATGCTGCAGTAGATTTGGGATTACCCCCATGCCCAACATGGCTAAACGCAAAGGCAAAAAAACATTGGGATATGTTGGGGCCAAAGTTAGTACAGGCTGGATTACTTGCTGTTGTGGATGGTGATGTTTTTGGACTTCATTGCGACAACATGGCTGTTTATGAAACCGTGATGGAAAAATTAGTAGATATTGATAAATGGGTTTCAAAAACTCCGAATGGTTTTGAGGTGCAAGCAGCTTGGCTTCAGATCCGCAACAAAGTTCAAGAACAAATTATCAGAACTGCACGTGAGTTTGGTTTAACACCAGCTGCTCGTTCAAGCGTCAAAGTGAATAAACAACAGCAATTAGATTTATTAGGTGCTGAAGCATCTACCACCAGTAATAACGATCCATATCAAAATTATGGGTTAAGGAATTAGTGATTTTTATGCGCGATTATTTTCAAATTGCGCTTCAGTATTGTGACGATGTACGAACTGGAGTGCGTACAGCCGGAAAACTGGAAAAACTTGCAGTAAAAAGATTCTTAAATGATTTAACCCGTTCAGGTTGTTCAACGATTTCTGATAATCCAGAAGTTGAATCTTTGTTGGTCAAACTAAAAGTAAGTACTAAGCCTGCAGATATTGGATTTGATTATGATTTTGATGAAGATCGTGCAAGACATGCATGTTTTTTTGTCGAAACATGCCCTCACGTTTCTGGTGACTTAGCAAAATTAAAACCAGATGGCACACGTAATTTAATGATTATGGAACCATGGCAGGTTTTCGCAACAGTCAATATTTTTGGTTGGATAGACTCAGATGGTTTGAGACGATTTTTATATTTCTATATTGAGGTCGCTAAAAAAAATGGAAAGTCTACATGGATTGCAGCATTGGGCCTTTATATGGCCTTTATCGATGGTGAAATGGGGGCGGAAGTATATTCCGCTGCAACTTCTAAAGAACAAGCAAATATCATTTTCCGCACTGCAAATAAAATGGTTGAGCTATCACCTTTCATGCAGCAGCGTTTTGGAATTGAAGCATCTAAATATTCAATTTTTCAGCCAACATCAGGTTCATTTTTTAAATCGTTATCACAAGATCGGGGCGGGACAAAAGACGGTCTGAATGTACACATGGCCGTTATTGATGAATTACATGCGCACAAAGATTCGAGCATGTATGACATTACTGCGGATGGTATTGCTGCCAGATCTCAACCATTAGTTGGTGCGATTAGTACAGCGGGTGATGACAATTTAGGCGTGTGTTATCGGGAAAGAACTACTGTGGAAAATGTACTGTTAGGTAAAGCAGTACATGAGCAATACTTCGGCATGATTTTCTGTTTAGACCGTGGCGATGATTGGAAAGATGCCAAAAATTGGCCTAAAGCCAATCCGAACTACGGTGTATCAGTCACAGTTAAATACTTACAGGCCAAATTTGAAAAAGTCATTATCTCACCTTCTCAAGAAGCTTTTTATCGTCAAAAACACTTGAATGAGTGGGTTGGTGCAGTGAATGGTTGGATTTCCCCATCATCATGGGAGAAATGCTATAGAGCCGTTAAAGAAGAAGACTTTAAAGGTCTACCAAATTTTGGCGGTTATGACTTGGCAAGTCGTTTGGACTTAGCAAGTTGGGTTTCATTACGGCCTCGCCTTGAAGAAGATGAGAAAATTCACTGGCATGCATTTGCTCATTCATACATTAATGAAAATGTAATTAAGACCAAACAAGCAATTAATGGCGAAAAACGTCCTGATGAATATCCTGTTTGGAGAGATCAAGGATGGTTAATTGAAACCCCTGGTGAATCTACAGACTACAAACGTATTCAGCGTGATATTGAAAATGCACATATTGAAAGTCCTTTTTATGAAATAGGCCACGACCGATATCATGCCGAGCAAGTTACAGCCAATCTTTTAGAAGAGGGCTTGAGTGTCATAGAAATACCTCAAACGACAGAATATTTGAGTCCAGCTATGAGGTGGATTGAAGTATTGATTGCTGAAGGAAGATTTCATCATTCTGGCGATCCAGTTTTAACTTGGTGTATGACGAATATCGTTGTGAAGCCAGATGCAAAGGAAAATATTTTCCCTCGTAAAATTTCCCCTGGTAAAAAAATTGATGCAGGAATTGGAACAATTACTGCTGCAGCACGTGCTCGTCATTTCGATGATGAAAGTGTTTTTGATTTAATCCCTGGAGATGATTCGGGAAGTGTTGATGACTGGTTGAAAGACATGATCAAGGTGAAAAAGCGATGAGTAAAAAGCGCGATACGGTAAAAATTCGTGATAAAACCAATCGCGATAAGCTGAAGGTTCGTGGAACTGGACCAACGCAAGATAAAACGGGAACGACCATTATTGATCGTCCCCGTTCTAGTTTTAAAACTGCTAAACCTGTCTCTTTTGACAGTGCTATGACATTAAGTGCGGTTTTTGCTTGTGTCAAAATCTTGACAGAGTCTGTTGCTACTCTTCCATTGCAAATGTTCCAGTTGAAGTCTGATGGAACACGTGCTCAGGTCAAAGATCATGATGTAATTCGCCTGTTATACAACAAACCTAATCGTTATCAAACACGAGTAGAGTTCTTTGAACAACTCATGTTGAATCTGGTTGCAGGAAATGCATATGTTAAGAAAGATTTTATAGGAAAAAAGCTGGTCAGTTTACAGGTGATCAACTCAGGTTCAGTAGATCCTAGTATCCGTGAAGATGGTGCACCGTTGTATAAGTGCAAAATTGGTAATAAAACAGTTGAATATACAGATGAAGAAATCTGGCATATCAAGCTTTTTGGCACCGGTTTTGTAGGAATGTCTCCTATTGCTTATGGAGCGCAATCAATCGGTATTGGTTTGGCTGGGAGTGATAAGACTTCACGTTTGATGTCAAATGGTGCAAAGCCTACAGGAGCTATTTTGACACCAAAATGGCTTAAGAAAGATCAGCGTGACGAAATCCGGTCTGAAATGGACATGCTCGTTAATGGTGATGATGGTGATATGCCAGTTCTTGAAGGAAATATGAAGTTTGAGCAAATCAGCCTGACTCCAGAAGATCTTGAACTTATCGAAATTCGAAAGTTAGCCGTTGAAGAAGCTTGCCGTTATTTTGGTGTGAATCCAATTTTAATTTTTAGTACAGATTCAAGTACGACATGGGGTAGCGGCATTGAACAGCTTGTCGATGGTTTTCATAAATTTGGATTAAGGCCTTATTTGGAGCGTATTGAAGAGAGTGCTCGTATTCACCTGCTGCAGCGACATGAATGGGATGAATATGAGTTCGAATTTAAAACTAAAGATTTGTTGAGAGCTTCATATCTTGAAAGGATTAAATCCAACAAAGATCGGATTTTAAGTGGTCAAGCAACTATGAATGAAATTCGGGTTGAAGAGGGTGATACCCCAATTACAAATGCAGACTTTTTATTAGCCCCGGTAAATATGACAACAGCCGACCGTATGAAAAAAGGTAATTATGGAGTGAAAGCTGATGAAAAATAAATTGCAAATGCGAGATAAGTTCTCGCCTAATTTGCCAAAAGTGCATTGCCGTCGAATGCCTATTGCTGCTGAAAATCTGCGTTTCATCAACAAAGATGAAAAAACAGGTGTTGTGAAAATTAGTGGTTATGCAGTCAAGTGGGATTCAATTAATTATCACGGTGAAAAATTTATTCGGGGTGCATTCGCTGAGGTCTGTGCTGCATTTGCAGCGGGAACCAAGAAAATTCATGCTTATTATAATCATGGATGGCGTTTGTGGTATGTCGATGCCCAGTTAGCTATGCGCATTGGTAAATACACAGTAATTAAAGAAGATGATATCGGTCTTTATATTGAACTGGAATTTACACCAGGATTGGCTATTGCTGAATCAGTTGCTGCAATGGTTCGTCATGGAACAGTAGATGGGTTTTCAATTGCGTTTTATCCGGCCAATGATATTGATGTGATGGACAAGGGTGCATACGTTGAAATTAAACGTGCTGATATGTACGAAATCAGTGTTGTGGATGAACCCTCTGATGACGCTGCACGTGTAATAAGTGAAGAAACGATTCAAGCAATTAAATCAGATGATGATGCTGAAGCAATTTTACGTTCACTTGGGCTGCATGGAGACTATGCAGAGAAATTTCTAACACGTTACACCGACATTCATAAGCCTAAAGAAGATCCACCACCAAAAACTGAACCTAAAGCAGATCCTTTCGCATTTCTAGATAAATGCTGATCTAAACACTTAACTTAAAACATACCCCGCATTTTTGCGGGTTTTTCATTTTCTATGCATGGAAAAATATATGAAAGCACTTTCAAAAAGCACGATGGCCCTAGCAACTTCAACTATGGCAAATCAAAATCCAGCTCCTTTTAAAAATCTGCTTGCCCGTGATACTTCACAGTTGGATCAGTATGCGATTCAATTGCGCGATCGTGTGAGCCAAATGGATACCTTGCTTGAGCGTTATCGCGATCGTTTATCTGCCTTGGATGAATTACCAGCTGATTTGAAAAAAGATCTGGAAGACCGTTCAACAGAAGTTAAAAAACTTACTGGCGAAATTGAACAAATCCAACAAAAATTAGTGGATGGTATTCATGATCGCAGCAAAAGTCAGCAAGATACAATTGCTGCCGCGCTAATCCGTAACAAGGATGCCGTGGACTATGCAAAAACAATGCATACCCGTAACGGTAATAAAAAAGATGCGGTGGTATTTGAAGGACTGAATGCCCGTAATGTGATTACATTAGGCGGTATGGGTACAAATGCAGTATTTGCACAAAACGATTTGAATCGTACTGCGCGTGCAATGCCTTTATCTGTTATCGATTTGATTAACTGGGGAACCACACAGGAAGCTGTTGCGTACTTCTTGCGTGAATCCACTTATGACATCATGGCTGATATTGCACCAGAAAATACTGACAAGCCTGAGTCTGATTTCGAATTTGGTGTAGTCAGCTTAAATGTGGGTGTAATTGCTCACTGGATTCGTGCATCTAAACAGGTTTTAGCAGATATGCCTGCATTGGCAAACTATCTCGAAACCCGTATGGCATATGGCGTTCGTTTTAAACTTGAATACTATGTCGTAAATGGTCATACACCAGCACAAGGTCAGCAAAAAATCTTCAGTGGACTGCTTGAGCCTTTAAACCATCAAACAGTGGTAGCCGATTCTGCTGATACAGCAATTGACGTGATTAACAAAGCAAAATATGAAGCTGCTGCCTCATATGTGCTTCCAGATTCAATTCTGTTGAACCCTAAAGACTGGGGTGCGATTGAACGTATCAAAGGTACAGATGGTCATTATATCTTTGGTGCACCTGGTGCTGCTGTTCAACCAGTACTTTGGGGCTTGCCAGTCGTATTTGCTGCCTCTATGCCAGAAGGTAAATATTGGGTCGGTAACTTGGCGCTTGGCTTCGATGGTTTAATTCGTGAAGATGTCAATATCACTGTCTCAACTGAAGATGGTAATAACATCACGAAAAACCTTGTCACTATTCTTGCTGAAATGCGCGCAGCTGGTGCTGTTGTTCTTCCAGAAGCATGTGTGGCTGGTGATCTTCCAGAAGTTGAAGAACCTGTCATTCCTTAATTGGTTTATTTGAAAAAAGCTCTCACTTGAGGGCTTTTTTTTACCTCTTTTTATGTCAAAAAAAGGCTTTTTTTATGAGTGACTATATCGAATTGCCAGAAGTAAAAACGCATTTACGTGTTTTGCATGCACGTGATGACAGCTATATCCAGTTACTCACCAAAGCAGCTTTTGAAAATGTAGAGAATTTCATTGACCGTCCTTTAAGTGAACTTTTCGATGATTCAGGTGATATTCCTTCCAGTCTAAAAGCAGCTGCATTGCTCATGGTGGGTGATCTGTATTCAAACCGATCTGATGTTGTTGTCGGGACCATTGTTGCTGTAAATCCAACAACAGAACGTTTAATGCTGCCATATCGAAAAATGGGGGTATGACATGCAACCAGGGTCTTTTAACCATTATGTAGAAATTCAGAAAAAAAAGGTTGCAAGAGCAACAGATGGTTCGGGTGATCGGATAACAGAATATATAACAGAATTTCCAGTGTATGCCGACAAGGTTGCTTTATCAGTTAGAGATTTTGTTGCATCACGTGCCACCCAAAATGCAGTTTCTGAAAAATTCCAAATCAGATTTACAGATGTGCCACCAGGTATTAATTGGCTAGATTATCGTTTGTTCTGTGATGGGCTTTATTATCGAATAATTGGTCCATTAACTGATAATAAAGGTGGTAATAACTGGGTCACATTGGTTTGTGAAAGTGGGGTGTCTGTATGGCAGGATCGAAATTAACAGGCTTGGATGAAGTTCTAACACGTATAGAAAAAATGCGAGTTGGAACACAAAATAAACATATTCGCAAAGCATTGCGAAAAAGTATGGTTCCTGTTCGTGATCAAGCGAAATTAAATGCTAAAACGATTGATGATTATAAGACTGCTTCAGAAATTCATAAGAATATTGTAATTCGAGCAGGCAAGACAAAAGAAAAAGGAGTCCTAAAAATACGTGTTGGGGTAAAGCATGGTGGTGAATTTTGGAAATCTAATAAAAAAATGCAGCGTAAAGGCCGTGGGCGTTTAGAAAATCCGCATTATGATGCTCTTCAAAATGATACTCGGTACTTTTGGTTAGTAGAGCTGGGTACATCAAAAACAGCTGCTCAACCGTATTTAAGACCAGCCTTTGAACAAAAAAAGGACGAAGCTCAAGCTATTTTTACTGCTGAACTTAAAAAAGCAATTTTGGAGGAATTACGCTGATGTTGATTATTCCTTTAGAAAGTCTATGTGAAGCAGATTATTTGCTTAAACAGCTTTTGAGTGATAGTGAAGGTTTAAAAGTTGCAGAATTTGATGCAGATAACATTCCATCTGCACCTTATACATGTTGGCAAATTATTAATGCCAATCCTGAACAGTATCTTTCTGATCGATCAGATATGGATGATATCTATGTACAAATTGATATATATGCATCAAAAAAAGCTGAAGCTCGGCAAATAGCGAAATTGATGAGAAATGCAATTGAAGAGGATTGCTATATCGAAAGCTATACCGGTACTGAAAAAGAACCTGAAACTAATTTATACCGTATTCGATTAGATACCCGATGGTATGAAGAACCTTAAATAATTTAATCACATGACCACCGGAAGGTGGTTTTTTTTGGAGTTAAAACTATGGCGCGTCGTACACAAGGCTCCATGCTTTGGTTTGTAGCCAAAACTGCTGCAGATCCAGCAGTATATGAACTTGTAAAAGTGGGTTGTCCTCTAAACTTTAAACCAGGCACTGATTCAAAAGATAAAATTGAAGATACTTGCCTGGAAGAAGAAGAGTATAAAACCTATATGGAAGGTGGTGGGCTGTCTGATACAGGTTCTGCAACTTTTGATATTAATGCCGACCCTGCAATCGAGTCACATGGTCGACTTTATGACATGGTTGGCGGAGAAGGGGTTACTTGGATTAAAGGTTGGGCAGGTAAAACCAAGGGTAGTGTCAAAGCTATTGTGCCTACTGTTGATGCTGCGACTGGTGAAGTTACCTTACCACCGACTCGGAGCTGGAGTAAATTCAAGGGTTATGTTGAGTCATTTCCTATGGATAGTGAAGCCAATTCAGTTGTTAAAACCACTGTAACCATTCAACGCCAAACAAAAGTTGAATGGATTCGTGAAACTGCACCTTAATTATTAATTCAATATACGCCCCGAAAGGGGCTATTTTTTTGGAATATACCCATGACAATTCTTGATCCACAAGCTTTACAAGCAAAAGTTAAAAAATGCACAGAAGAAAAAGCAGTTCTAAAAGATATTGAATTTGTTGAAAATGGTGTTCTGGTAAAAGGGAAAGTCTTTGTAAAAAAACTGGGTTTTCTTGAAGTTGAAGAAATTGATAATAGTTATACGTGGGAAAATGATCCAGACGATGACGGTATGATGCGGGTTAAAAGTATTAATCACCACCGCATTCGGGCTGCACAAATTTTTGGAACAATTTGTGTAGATGAAGATGGAAAATTATTTTTTGAGTCCGTAGAACAAGTACTTAAATCTTATCCAGCAATGTGTAAAGCAATGTGGACTGTCTCAAATGAACTTAATGTGTTTGTGGGAAAGTTGACGACGACGACTTCGAAAGACACGAACTCTGGGCAGAACTTGCAATCAACGGAATCGGCGGAAATACCATCGAAACCTGTAAGAAAACGCTCTCAAACTGGGAATACAGATTCTGGGAAAGCTATCGAGACCGAAGAGGGAGCTTAAATTCCGGTTTACGTATTGACGAAGCTCTGGCTGAATTGAAATTAATGTTTGCTCAGGCAAATGGTGTAGAGGGTGCTGAAATATGGGATTTTCTACCTTATCACGATGCACCTGAACTGACATTTGAAGAAGCCCGTGAAATGTATGAAGATCAAGAAATTTAGCCGTCTGTAAAGATGGCTTTTTTTTGGACATTAAATTAGTATTTTTCCCATAAATATATAGATGGGGTTTGAACTTGAAAAAAATATTTTTTATATTGGGAATACTAATTTTTTGTAGCATATTATTTTTATTAGGAAAAGTTATTTATTTTAAATTTCAAATAAATAGTATTAATAAGGAAAATGCTTCTAATAGCCTTAAATTTGAAAGATTGATTTTTAACAAAGCTGAAAAATCATTGAAAACTAATGATTTGATCTTTGTATGTGAACTTACAAAATCATTAATGCGGGATGGTGTAAGTGTTCAAGATATATACGAATCAAGCATTAAAAATAGTAAAAAATTCAAAGATTTTGTAGAGGATATAAAAAAAGAAATTACCAAAGATGAATCTTTGAAAAAATTTATGGCTAATGGAAGTTCAAAAGAAAATGCAATTATTATTAATTATTTATGTACATTAAAAGATTGGGAAACTCAGACTTCAAAGTCTGTTTATAATAAATTTTTAACGAAAAAATATCAGTTGGATACAGACTTTGATTCAATTAGTTTTGTTGATATGCGACATATATCTGAAGCTGATTATAAGGAATTTTTGAAATTCAAAGCAGCTGAACGGGAATTTAGAAATAAGTTCTAATCAATATTAGTTATTGAAGCCCACATAGGTGGGTTTTTTTATATCTGGAGAAAGTAAATGGCGGGTGAATTAGGCGTTTTGACATTAGACATGGTTGCTCGAACGGTTAATTTTGATCAGCCATTAATGAAATCTGAAAAACAGGCAGAAGTATCCAGTAAAAATATTGCTTCATCTTTTGAAAAAATTGAAAAGCAGTCTGCAAGTACTTCTAAAGCTGTGGCATTTATGGGTTCATCCCTTAAAGCGTCCATTGCCGCTATTTCTATTTCTTCAATTGTCAGTATTGCAGATGGTTACACACAAACAGCAGCACGTATTCAAAATGCAACCACCAGTACTGCTGAATATGATCAGGTACAAAAGCACTTATATGAAACTGCCAATGGTACTTATCGTTCATTGAAAGAAGCTCAAGAAGTATATTTGGGCACTTCTGGCGGGCTTAAAGAACTGGGTTATAACACTCAAGCTGTATTGGCCATTTCAGATTCACTGTCTTATTCATTTGTACATAATGCAACATCAGTAGACAAAGCACAGTCTGCAATGGATGCATATGGAAAGATTCTAGATAAGGGTAAAGTGGAAGCGGATGCCTGGTTTAGTTTGATGGTAGCGGCACCGAATATCTTGAATGATGTTTCCAATGCAACCGGTAAAAGTACGCAAGAAATTCGTAAATTAGGTGCAGAAGGTAAACTTGCTGCTGCAGATCTGCACAAAGGCCTATTGATGTCGCGTGATGCAAATAAGGCACTCGCAGATGTAATGGTCAATAGTGCAGCTGATGGTGGACAAAAATTATCAAATGCGATTGAACGTACCGTAGGTGAATTAAACAAAGGTAGTGGTGCAACAGGTATTTTTGCTGAGGGATTAGGATTAATCGCTGATAATATTAATTTAGTTTCTGGTGCTGTTGCAGTCGGTGCAGTGGGGTATTTAACAGCAGCCATCGTTTCTAAAAGTGCTGCATTAAAAGAAGGTGTCATCTCTTCTATTGCATCGCGTCAGGCGACTATTGCTGAAATACAAGCGCAAGTTCAAGCTACGGGTGTGGAGGCTTTACGTCAAAAACAGCTTGTGTTGTTAGCAGCATCTGAAATTAATATGGCACGCGCGGCATATAATAGTGCAACTACAGCAACAGCACGGACGGCAGCTATTCAGCGTCTTACTGCCGCTGAAATTGCTCATGAAATTCAAATTAAGCGTTCAGCTGTTTCAACAGATATTTATACAGCTTCACAAACTCGACTTGCAGCAGCTGGACGCATGTCATTGGGTGTATTAGGTGGCCCGGTTGGTCTAGGCATTATCGTTGCAACTGTTGCAGCTGGCTATTTGATGATGCGTGATAATACAGTGAAAGCGACTGATTCACTGGCCAGTCAGATTCCAACAGTTTCACAACTGACTCAGGAATACCAAAAGCTTAATGAACAACAGTTAATCACTGAACGTACCAAAATTAAGAACTCAATGGCTGAAAATCGTGAGGAAATTAAACAGACGATTAATGCGTTGGGTGATCTTAAAGTCACTTGGGATCTGGGTTTTGATGTTTCAAAATGGACTAAATACAACAGTATTTTAGAAGACCTTAAAAATGGGGCCATTTCGGGCAATGAAGCATTAGCTGAGTTCAATAAAATGGGTTTGAGTAGCCCCATTATTGAAAAAGTTGCTGATTTAACGACCAATCTTGATCAGAATAAAGCTGCTTTAGATAAAAATTCTCAAGCTGCCGGTACGGTCAATAATCAGCTAAATATTACTGCTAATGCTGCCAATAATGCTGCTGGAGCTGTCCGTGGTAAAGCTAATGCCATGACTGTTGATGCAGCCAATACGCGTAATGCAGCAGCTGCAAACTCTGAATACACCACATCTTTGGGTAAACAGCTTTGGAATGAGCAGTTTAAGAATGCACTTATAACCAAGCATAATAAAAGTCAGTCAGAAGCAAATCTGTTGTTGGATGCATACAACAAAAATGCTGAGAAAGGCTATGTTGGTGTTACTGCTGAACAAAAGAAAAAAATTGGTGGAATTGAGTCTGAACGTGTTGCTATGGAAAATAGAGCTGAGGCTCAGCGAAAGGCTGACCAATTAGCTACTAAATCGGCTCGTTCAGGTGAAAGTGAAGCGAAACGTAGAGCGAAAGAAGCTGCATCTGAGGCCAAACGCCAGGCCCAAGAAGCTGAAAGTGTGCGTAAAGAGATATTGCAGAATCAATATGATATTTCTTATCGTTATGCGAATCGAACTTCCAAAATGGAATCTGATCTTATTAAAGAGCAGAGTGAAATTCGTAAAGCTTATGCACAAGATCCTGCTGCTTCAGAAATGTATTTAGCATCTGCTAAACAGCGTCATGATGATGCTTTAAAACTTTATGATGCTCAACTTGGCCAGGAACTTTATTCATTTAAAATGAATGAAGAGGAAAAGTTGAATATTGAACGTAACATTGAACTAATGCGTATTAAAACTTCAACTGACTACTCGGATGAAGAGAAAAAATCACGTATTAAGGCTTTATCTGAACGTCATAATCATGAAATGGCTTGGCTGAATCTAGAACAGTTACAGCGTTTAAACGATGCACAATCTTCATTTCAATCTGATATTCAGCGTGTTACATCAAAATATGAATTTGAGCGGGAGCAAATCCGTCTTACAAAAGCATATTCTGACGACATGAAGGATGCACTGATTGGCGCATCTTATAAAACTCAAGATCGTGAAAATGATGAGGGCCGAGTATCTGCATGGTCTAATTATCAAGGTGCAATAGGGATAGACACCAGTGCAGAGGATGAGCAGCGTAGTCGTGGCGAAGCTATTCAAGCAGCATATGATTGGCAGTTGATTACTCAAGAAGATTATCAACAAAAAATGCTACAAAGTGAACAGCGTTATTTTATGGCTAAGGCTCAATTGGGTATAGCTTCAATGCAAACAACGATGGGTGGCTGGGCAGATGTTTTTAAAAATTTGCTTGGTGAAAGTTCATCTTATTATCAAGCTGCTTTTGCAATGGAACGCGGTTTTGCTGTAGCTAAAGCAATGGTTAATGCTCCATTGGTTTACACAGAAACTTATGCAGCATTGGCAGGTATTCCTTATATCGGACCTTACATTGCACAACCTGCTGCAATTGCAGCTGCAGGATTGCAAGTAGTGCAGGCAGGTATTGCTGGAAATGTCGGCTTCTATGGTGGTGGTTATACAGGTGATGGCGGAAAGTATGAATATGCAGGTCCAGCACATAAAGGCGAAGTTGTGTTTTCGCAAGAAGATATCAAGCGCTGGGGTGGTGTTGCGAATGTTGAAGCTATTCGTAATCAGCGATCTATTCCAAACTTATCGCCTAAGGTTGGAAATGGTTTATCTGGACGCGAAGTGAAGGCTCAGCAAGCTTCACAAAACGTCAACCTGAATCCAAACTTCGTCATTGTTGATGAGCGTGAAAAACTCGGAGATTACCTGTATGGACCAGATGGCAAGAAAGCCTTTGTGAAATTCTTTAAACAGAATCGCAGGGAATTAGGACTTGCATAGGCTCACTTCGGTGGGCTTTTATTTTATCTATTTTAGAGAATTTAAATATGAAAACATTAATTGTCTTAGGTGCAGGTATTGCACTTGGATTTGCTCTTAAAAAACCGGAGAAAATAAAAGAACCCCGTTTTGTTATTGTCGATGAACGCGAAAATCTGGGTGAACACCTCTTTGGTCGCGAGGGTAAAGAGGCTTTCGTAAAATTCCTTAAGCAAAATCCTACAAACTTAGGTCAATAACTAAAGTTTTTATTCGAGGACAAAATGAAAATACAAACGTCACAATTTGGCGAGGTGCACGTATTAACAAATTGCCCTCTGTTAAGTTCAACCGAGCGCCTGGAATGGATGACTGAAGTTCATGAGTCATATGGTGGTAGTGAAGACCGTTACCCGCTACGTGATACACCTCGCCAGATCCTAAGCTTTAACTATGTGCAGATGCGTAAAGCAATGGGTGACATGTTTCACATGCTGTCTGCCAATTTGCGCGGGCAGTGGGGTATACCGCTGCGACAGGTCAAGCGGGCTATTCCAGATATTGTCGATGATGATTACCTCATTCTCTATACAACAGCCACCATAGCCGACCTTAGAGTCGGTTTTGCTTTTATTGAGAGCAGGGAAGGTGGTCAGGTGGTTGAGATTATTGAGCGTGGCCGCTACATCATTATCCAGGAAGAAATCCGCGATCCTGAAACCGATGAGATTATTCAGGAGTTGGAAACTGAGTATCAGGACGGCTTTCGCCTGGCTGCAAATATCACAGCGACCAATGCGGTGATGATGCCGTTACGGATCTGCATTATTGATGGTGATGCTTCGGTTAATGCCGGTGGTTTTTGGTCCAATGCTTCAATGGTTTTTCGTGTACTGGCTGAAGACTTACCGGAACATTCAGGTGATATTCCAGTGCAGTACAAAGACAACGATATTTACTTTAAACCGTTGCTGCTCGATGGCGACTCGATTGAAATCAGCATGAGTCAGCATCAAAACGTAGTGGATAACAGTGTCGGCAGCTTTCAGTCATTTACCCATCACAGCAAGGTAAAGCAGTCCAAGCCGTTTAAATCTTTAATTCGGACATGGGATGAGTTTCAGGAATTTAGACGCTTTCTGTTTCGTCGGGGTGGTCGATACCGTCCGTTCTGGTTGCCACTTTATGAAAAGCAGCTGAATATTTTAAACACCGGCTATATCAGCACCAGTTTAAGCACAAATACCAAATATCTGGTTGAGGCTGATCGCAAACATATTGCAGTCAAACGTAAAGACGGCAGCTGGACAGCGCATGAAATTACAGCGAGAACAGGCGGCTCATTGACTGTTTCACCTTCAATTAATGCTCAGCGCAATGATATTCAAACCATCTGCTATATGGGCCTTTATCGCTTTGATGCAGACCAGCTTGAATTTCAATTTTTGGGCGCGGGGATTAGTCAGGTCACGGTGCCAATTCTGGAGTTAGAAAGCTAATGGATATTCGTGTAGAGCTTTATCAGTTTAAGCATGGGGAAAAGGCGTGGTATTTCACTAATCATCGTAAAGATGTCACGCACAACGGCAACACATATAAATCTGTACGTGGCTTGGATCGTGATGCCATTGAAGATGCCGACATTGATAAGTGTGAAATTGAGGTCACTTTTCCGCAAAGCACTTTAAGAAATGAAGTTGGCGATAGCTTCACCCGTATATTCCTCAACAAGATTTACTTTGAGTCGGTTTATTTGACGGTACTTGAGCTCGAGAAAAACGAAACTCTGGTGCTGTTTATTGGCCGCGTGACTCAACCCAAGTTTGATGATAATGCCGATACATTGACTTTGATTTGCTCCACCGGTGAATCCTATTTAAACCGGACTATCTTGGTTAGAAAGTTCCAGAAAACCTGTCCAAATTCAATCTATGACCGTTGGTGTGGATTGAAATTTGAAGACTGGGCTTTTGATGTCACTGTCACTGCAATCAATGGACTGACGATCACATTTACGGTCAATCCCACTCAAGTGAAAGATGAAGACGGTAATCTGGTATTTATTCAAGTACCTGTGCTAGATGAACTAGGGCAGCCTGTTTTAGATGTAAATGGGCAGCAGACCTATACAGATGGAGATCCAGTGATGGAAACCAAAACCTATGCTGCAGGTTACCTGAATCGTGGTCTGTTTAAAAAATTGGGTGTCTATACTTTCATTGCGGGAAATACGGAAAATTCAGTCAGCTTATATCGACAGCATGTCGATTTAAAAGTCGGTGATGTCATTCAGCTGGCACCCGGTTGTGACCAATCATTAAAAACCTGCCATGAAAAATTTAACAATGCTGTCCGATTTGCCGGACACCCCTATATACCCGGTGAAAACCCGGTGATGACGCAATTAATTAAGTGAGGTGATCTATGATTATTGCACCATGGCTTATTTATGCATTTTTAGCTGTCACGGCTGCAATGATGGTTTATACATACGTCTCAATGCGCAAAATGCAGAAGAAAAACGGTCAGACAGCCAATCAACTAGATGGCACGATTGCCGATGAAGGTACTTCATTTAGTGACATTGCCGGCAGTCCGCACATGTATGGAAATATTACCCATATGTGGGGAAAAACCACCACACCGATTAAATCGAAGGGTGGTAAATAATGAAAATTTATATGTCTGATATACGAAAAGCCAAAATGTGTGCTCGCGGATCGCGGGCCTTTTTTTTGTCTCAAGGCTGGGACTGGCAGGACTTTCTTAAAAATGGAATTGAGCTTGAAGTTGTGAAAGCATCAAAAGATGCCATGGCGCAGCAGGTTGTGGAGGCGGTAGAAAATGGGCGGAAGTAGCAGTCAAGTAACAGGACATAGATATTTCACAAATTTTCTCATGTTTATTGGCAATCCAATTGAGAAGATGCTCGGGATTAACTTTGATAAACGTGGCTGGATATCGACTTTTGTCGATGAAAATGGAAATGCTTTAGCTCAAGGCGTTATTAATGCACCTAATTTGTATGGGGAAAATGAAGGCGGTGTTGCTGGAACAGTTCATGTTCAATATGGCAGAGATAATCAAGCTGTATTGCCATTTTATAAAGACTATATGGAGTCTATGGGGCTTCAGGCTTCTGCCTATCCATATCAATCCTATTTGGCCTTTACAGGACTGGGCAAAGTTAATACAGGTAATGGCTGGATAGATGGTGCTTTTGGTGCATTAGCAGGCCACATGAATGAGGCTTTTTACCTCGGTAACACAGGTTATATGAAAGAAATGCTGCTTTGGCCAAAGCGAACAAGAATCAGAAATGATGGTCGCAGACAGTGGTATGAAGTACGCGGGGATGGGGCAATTGTTTGTGAAATTGATGCAACATTAATCCCAAGCGAATACATGGGAAAGATTGCCCAAATTGAAGCAAACCCACCACAAAACAAGTGGTACGGAACCAGCAATCAGGATAATCAATACTACGAATTCACACAGAATGGGTTAATTAGCGGGTATGTTCAAGATTTTTACTCTCAATTTGGTGGGTATGGTAAAGAAGGCCGTGTAAAAACAACTTTTCCAAATCTTGATGGCTTGGTGATGGAGGTTGAAATTTGGGGTGATGATGGAATTTCATTTTTTGACTGGAAAGGTGGCGGCTTTACTATGGTGCGTGAGTGGTCTCAGCAATCATATGTCACTTGCCGGAAATACTGGATTATTTTTGATCCTCTATATCCTGATAAGAGCCTAAGTTTTGGTATTACAGACCAAATTCCAGGAGGGTCAAATTCAAATCATAAATGTGTGATTTGGGCTAGGCTTGTTCTTGATCCGTGGTCAGGTACTGGTAGCAGCAACGATGTTAGGGCAGTAGATATTAATCCAATCCATAAGATCCGTGAAATTCTCACTGATGACACGGCAATGAATAAACCTGAATCTTCTGTGAATGATGTAAATTTCATTAAAGCAGCAGACTGGATTTGGAATGAAGGGTTGGGGGTTTCATGGTCTATTACTGAGAAATCCTGTATTGATGCCATTAATGAGCTTTGCTATCACATCGAAGCTGGTATTCGTGTTAATCGTCAAACTGGTCTTTATGAAATGGTTTTATTTCGTGACAACTGGTTTGCTGAAGATGAAATACATACGATCACTGAAAGCAAAATCAAAAGCATGCAGTATGAGATTACCAATGCTGATGAAGTCATTAATCAGGCCAATGTAAATTATTACGATCGTGCCAATATTAAAAACTCATCATTCTCCATTTCTGAAAATGGCCTAATTCAAACATTAGGCAGAGTGAATGCTGAAACTTTAGATTTTCCCTATTTTATGAATATGCGTAATGCTGAGGTTGTTGCGAACTGGAAGCTCAAGCAGTTATCTACCGGAGCTTTTAAGGGGTCATTCACAACAGGTTGGCGCGAGGCGCGAAAATGGAATCGTTATGACCTGATCCGGCTACCTTGGTCTAAGCGATGGACTGGAACTATTTTGGTTCGCATTATGAGTATTAATCTTGGCGGTCCAACGAATAATGAAGTGACAATTGAGTTTATCGAGGTTGTTCCAGCAACTGGGATGATGAATACATCCATCGTTGCGGATGATCAAATCAATACTCAACCGGAAGCACCAAAGCCATGTAATGCTAAAGTATTTGAGCTTCCATATTTTGAAGCAGTGCAAGCTTTTGGTGAGCGCGAAGTAAATGCTGAGATTTCTGATACTCCAGAAGCGGGCTATTTATGTGCTATTGCCGAGAAGCCGCAAAATAACTCACTGAGCGCTGCTTTATATGTAGATAACGGGAACGGTTTTGAGCGGGTGACAACTATTAATTACTGCGAAACCGCTTATTTAGATCAAGCTATTGATCGCATAAGCAGGACATTCACTGTTAAAAATATTGGCAATATAGCATCGGTACGTACTGGTAGTCAGATTTTTATCAATGATGAAATCATGGTCTATCAGTCTTACGATGCTGAAACCAAAGCTTTAACAGTCAAACGTGGCGCGCTTGACTCAGCTCTACAAAACCATGCCTTAAACTCAATTTTATACCTTGCTGATGACTTTGTTGCTATTGATCAAACACTTTATACACAGAGTGAAATCATTAATGCAAAAGTTTTGACAACTACGCCGAGCGGTGTTCTTGCTTTAAGTGATGCAGCAACTCATGGAGTTGAATTTAATGCTCGTGCCATCCGTCCATATCCGCCAGCAAACGTAAAAATTAATAATGCGTACTGGCCTGAAGAAATTGAAACAGATCTGGTCTTAACTTGGGTTGATCGAAACCGCTTGCAGCAAACAGGAGGTGAAATTATCGGGTGGTATGAGGGCAATGTAAGCATTGAACCGAACACACAAACGCATTTAATTTTATCTCAACTTGATGAAAATGATAATGAACTAGCAACCTCAAATGCAAATGTAACTGGCGCAACAAGCTACACAATGCCAATTTCTGCAATGCAGGCTTCTACTCGCACAGTAAGAGTCACTTTAAAAACGATACGCGATGGTTATGAGTGTTTAAATCCTTTTAATCACACCATTGAATTATCTCAATTCTTCTCAGCACCATACAATCTAACAGTTGAGTTTAAAAATGACTAATAGACTTGAAATGAATTGGAAGCTTGACGGCTTTGTTGATGAGCAGCGTTATTATTGCTCTGAAACACCGATTGATAAAAGCAGCTTGCCAGCGCCAAAAGCAGTGCTGGCAGGTTATGCAAGGGATTATGTTGATACAGATGTTGTCGCTAACAAAACATATTACGTAAGATTTAGTTCAGTAAAAAATGGGGTTGAGAAAATCAGCGGTGAAGTACAAGTTAAAGCGTCTGTTGTAGATCCAAATTTTAAAGTTAAACTGATCACTCAGAATGGAGTTCTTGTTGATAATGGTTATTCAGAATTCATTTGGACTAAAGTGGGAGTGGTTAATTACAATGAAAATAATGAGTTAGCTTTTAATCAAAGTGCTTATCTGAAATCAGATAAAATATTTAACTTTAACGCTGACTTCGAGTTTGAATTTGAGTTCTATATAGCGTCGTCTGCAACAGATGCATATTTTGGCATTGTAAAAAATACAGAAACAGTGTGGGAGAGTGGTGGCTTTCAGATATCAATCGGAGGGACCAATGTTGGATATGAGTCAAATAAACTTTTATGCGGTTTTTATGGGTCAGGTTCAATAGTTAGTTCAGCTAACATTGATAGAAATATATGGACTAGTGCAAAAGTAACTCGCATTTCAGGGGTATACACTCTTTATTTGAATGAAGTGCGGACAGCGTCTGGATCTAGCAACCAGAACCCGACTAGCGGAATATTGGTTGTAGGACCGTCTATGTCAACAGGCCCGATCAAAATACGTAATTTTAAATGTAAGTAGTTTTTAAATCTCCAGTAAAACGTGTCAGCCCCAAAACGGGGTTTTTTATTGCCAAAATTTAGGGGGCGCGATGTCAAACGCGACACAAGTAGTAGATGTTTCAGGACCGGTAGCAACCACAGCAGGAACAGGCATCACCATTGCATCATGGTTAGCAACATGGGATTGGGGTTTTTTAATTGGTGTAATAATCGGTTTATGTGGCCTGGTTATTAGCTTTCTCAACTACCTATCAAACCGACAATTTCAAAAGCGCAAAGATCAGCGCGAAGATGAATTACATCAATTAGAAAAGAAAAAGTTAGAGGGCTTGTGCAATGTCAAAGAGTAAATATGCAGTCGTACTATTAGCAGCTTCGGCTGCTTTTTTTACGTCTTTAGAAATACATGAAGGCTATTCTGCAAAGCCTTATAAAGATTCAGGTGGGGTAATTACCCAGGGCATCGGATCTACAGTCAAGCCTAATGGCCAACCAATCAAAATTACAGATGCGTCAATTACCCGAAAAACTGCTCAAGAATGGGCAAAAGCACACGTATCAAAGGATGAGATTGTTTTTCGTAAATCACTGCAGGGTGTGAAATTGTCTCAAATTGAATATGACACCTATTTGGATTTTTCATACAACTTCGGTCAATCTAACTGGCAGTCATCATCGATGCTTCGCAATCTAAAATCAGGCCAATATATACAGGCCTGTGATTCATTGTTGAAATGGAAATATGTGGCTAAGCGTGATTGTTCAGTTAGATCTAATAATTGCTATGGGGTTTGGACTCGTCAAGTTGAGCGTCACTCTAAGTGCATGGGGGCACAATAATGCCATTACTTATCTGGAAATTTAAACACTGGATCGCAATTGCGGTCCTTTCTTTTATCTGTCTTGGACAACTTGCTTACACAAACCACTTAAGCGGAAAACTTCAGGTTGCTGAAGCTGCATGTGATTCACGTGTGGCCAAAGCCATCAAACCTTATGAAGATGCAATTGATCAGGCTCAAACAGAAAAAGCCACCATCATGCAAACATGGTCAAATAAATACATAGAGGTAGAACAAAATGCGATTAAAAAAATACAAGATGCGAATGCTGCCGCTCGTAGTGCTGATGTGGCTGCTAGTGGGCTGTCAAAGCAACTCAGTGAAGCCAAAAAACGTTTGTCCACAGCTTCCCATCAAACCATCGTTGAGTACACCATTACCAACAGTGAGTTACTCGAAGCATGCACAGCAGAATATCGAAGCATGGCAGAAAAAGCAGATGGCCACGCAATTGATGTCGAGCGATTAAGTGAAGTATGGCCCTCATTTTGA